GTTGGGACAAGGACTGGGTGGATTTTGTGGTGGAAAACTACGCCACGTCGGTGGACATCACGGATCCCCGCACCAATACGTCCTCCAATCGGTCGGCCCAAGAGCAGACTAACGAACTCTACGAGATCATCTACTGCTATCAGCGGCTCGTATCCGAGGAGGACAACTCTGAAGGCATCTATTGCACGGTTTTCCACCCCCAGTTTATGGGACGGTCGGAGGAGCCGAAGTTTGCCAAGTTTGAGCTGCTCAATGGCTATGACGACTACCCCTTTGTCGTCACCCGCCTGAGTGAGGACAACAAACGCCTGTACGAGCTGGCGACGATTCCCGAGCAGCTAGTCGGCCTGCAATGGCAGATTAAGGGTGAGCGGGACTCGCGGATGGATCGGAACAGTATGGCGACCATCCCGCCGCTCCTGTACCCGGCTAACGGTCAACCCCCAATGGACTACGGTCCGGCGGCTCGTATCCCCTATCGCCGGATGGGTGAGATACAGTTTGGGCCGGTTCCTCCCTTCAATCCGGGTTCTGTAGAGATTGAACAAACCCTCACGCAGGAGGCCAACCGGATTATGGGGCTCGATCACGAGAACCCAATGAGCCGGATTCGGCAGCAATACTACGTGGACAAGTTCCTGAGCCACGTTCGGGACGTTCTGCGGATGGCGTTCAAGTGCTATCAACGCTTTGGCCCGGAAGAGGTGTTTTTTCGTGTCACAGGTGTCACCGATCCCGTACGCTTCTCGCGGGGTGACCCGAATGAGGACTTCGACATCGTCATCAACTTCGATGTCCTAAACAACGATCCCGAGGCCCTAGAGGCCCAGCTCAACCAGTTCGTCAGCTTGGTGCAATTCGACCGTAATGGACGCATTAATATGGATCGGATGCTAGAGGTGTTGGCTGGTGCGGTGAACCCCGCCCTGGCTGACGCCGTTCTCCAGCCGGCTGAGGAAGCCCAGCAGCAAATCGTGAAACAGGTGACCGATGACCTGTCCAAGATTTACGCGGGCATCGAGGTGGGCGCTCGCCCGAATGGGGCTCAAGTGGCGATGCAGGTGATTCAGCAATACACCCAGCAGCCCGACGTTATGCAGCGTCTACAGCAGGACGAAGCATTTAAGTCGCGTCTGGAGAAGTACTTACAGCAGTACCAGTTCCAGATGCAGCAGATGCAGAACGCCCAAATTGGACGTATCGGCACGGCTCCCGCCCAGATGGGCGAGATGCAGACTCAGGGAATTACTGCCTGAGCGAGGCCCACTTAGCACTCAACGCCTTGTATTGGGCGGCGTTCAACACGTCGTCCAATGCACAGATGCGCCCGCTTAGTTGCTGGATGGCGTCCGTATTACGGTCGTGGAGGTTGCTTATCCAGCCCTCCCGCTGGCTGTAAACCTCGTCCAAGAACGCCAGGAAGTCTTCGCTGTTATGGAGTCGTTCTAAAGCCTTTGGGTCCATCCCCATAGAGATGGCTGTCAGTCCTTTACGGGCAAGGACGAAAACAGCGTGCTAGCATTCGCCCGTCGCATCGCCTGCGTTACGGGCGGAAAACAACAATGCCAGAAGTCACATCGTCCAACTCGGCAGACGCTAAACCAGCCGTGGAAAACAAGCCAATGACGGATAAGGACTTCCTGTCCGCCCGCATTGCCAGCCGCCAGAAGGCCCCGCCTTCAACGACTGAATCGGCTCCCGAGCCAGAAGAGAAGAAGGAGGCCACCTCACAGGAGGGCGAGCCAACTGAAGCTCCGAAAGCTAAGGAGGTTCTTTCTAAGGATATTGACGAGCTTACGGATGAGGAGATTGCCGAGCTTGCCCAGAAGGGTAAGAGCGGCCTGCTCAAACGCATTGCTGAACTCACGGCCAAGCGAAAGCTAGCCGAGGAGAAGGCTGCCGCCCTTGAGGCTGCGGTCCAGCAGGCGAAGCAGCAACTCCCCGAGCCGAAGGTGGAGAACAACCCCTACGCCAATGTCACCACCGTTGATGACCTTCAGGGAAAGCTGAAGGAAGTGAACGAAGTGGTCGAGTGGGCGGAGGAGATTCTCTTCCGTTCCGAAGATATGGCCGCCTCAGACATTGTGGCGACTGTTGACGGGAAGGAATACACCAAGGCTGACATCCGCGAGTCGCTCCGCAAAGCCCGCCGTGCCAAGGACCGTTTCATCCCCGCCCAGTTCCAAGAACTGCAAGCGAAGATGGAGCGTTCCAACCTTGAGACGGCATTCAAGCAGCAGGCTCGTAAAGAGCTGGGCTGGTTGGAGGGCGAGGACAACGACGTTCGTAAGCGTTATGAGGCGATGGTCGCTGACCCCCGTCTCAAGAAGCTGAAGGACTCGGTGCCCGAAATTGCGCCGCAGATTGAGTATCTCATCGCCCACGCTGCCAACTCTATGTATGGCCGCCGGGAGATCCCGATGGAGAAATCCAAGGGACCGACGCTCAATCCTCCGTCAAACCCCTCCACCACGGCGGCAGCCCCCGAAAAGGCTGAGGCCCGGATGGAGAAGTCCCTCAAGGACGTAGAAAGCCGGTTTCGCCAAACAGGAAAAGGTAGTGACTTCATTGCCCTCCGCGCAGCTCAAATCTCTAAACGCAAATAACCCAAGCCTACAATGGCCTTCTCCAACACGTTCGATACGACCTCCCCGGGTTCCGCGGCGCTTAACCGCGAGGACCTTCACGACGCCATCACGCAGCTCGCTCCCAGCGAGACGCCCGTCCTCAGCTCGGCTGAGAAGTTCAAGGCTAACGCCACCTACGTTGAGTGGGGCGTGGACAAGCTGTCCGCTCCCACCACCACCGCTGTCGCGGAAGGTGCGGATGTCTCGAACTTCGATGACAAGTTTGAGAACGTGGCCCGTCTGGGCAACTACGTCCACAAGCTCCGTCGGTCCTACCGCGTGAGCGACCTCCAGCAGGCCGTCTCCTCGGTTGGCCCGCAGGACATCGCCCGTGCGGAGTTGAAGGCGGTCAAGGAGCTGAAGCGTGATGCTGAGGCTGCCCTGATCGGCACCCAGGACCGCGCTGCCGAGAACGGCGCCGGCACCGCGTACACGATGCGCGGCCTCGGCGACTGGCTCGATTCCGCTGGCCCGTCGGATGTCCCGGCTGCCTACCGCACCCCGGCTGACTCCATCCACAGCTCCGGTACGTTCACGGAGACCATCCTCAACCGGATGGTCACGTCGATCTACCGCGTGTCGGGTGTGACCAACAGCCTCACCCTCGTTGCTGACACGGCCCTGCGCCGCGCCATCACCGACTTCGCCCGCGCTGACACGATCACGGGTGCTGTTCGTCAGAACGACAACAGCTACCTGAACAATATGATTAAGTTGGCCGTCGGTGTTTACCAGTCCGACCACGGTCTGGTGACCATCGTCGATATGAACCCTGACTGCTCGCCCGACACCACCAACAAGGACGTCGGCTACCTCGTCAACCCGGAGTACTACGCGGTTGGTGAGCTGATCAGCCTCGGTTCGACCCGCCTCCCGAATCTGGGTGGTGGCGAGCGCGGTTACGTTGACTGGACGGGCACCCTCAAGGTGAGCCATCCGGGCGCGCACGGCGTCATTGTCGGCACCAGCTAACCCTAACCCAAGGAGACTACTACTATGAAACTGTCCGTCAATGAAGCGGCCTTCGGGCTGAATAACTTCGTCAAGTTCGACTACCTCGATCTGAAGACGACTGGGTTCCTGTCCACCATCGGTGCGGCCAATCAGCGCAAGATCGGCAGCCTGCCGGCGGGTTCGATCATCGACCTCGTTGCGGTGATTAACACCGTGGCTGAGGCTGGTGCGTCCGACCTCACCCTGGACGTTGGCACCACCGGTGCTGACCCGGACGAGGGCATCGACAACCTCGACCTCGACGGCATCACCAAGGCGGCGTTCAACACCGGCGACAGCTTCGCGGTGACCGCCACGGGTGCGACCGTTGGGCCGATTGGCATCCTGAACAACACCACCGGCGCGGTGGACATCCTGATGGAGCTGAACGGCACCGTCTCCAACCTCACCGCTGGTGAGTGGGTGATTGCGTGGCGTCAGCTGGACCTCGGGTCGCTGGCGTAAAGGGTTGACCTCCTAACAAAGGGCGCATCCTTCGGGGTGCGCCTTTTTTTATGCGATTTCACGTTGTAGCTATGCCTCAGAGTTTCACGACCCGCGACTTCTCAGTCTGTGGGTTTAGCCAGAAAACCATTAGGTTTTGCTGGATGATGAAGACTCTGGGACATACGGTATTCCTCTACAGCGGGCCGCACAATCAGGC